GTCCTGCGTTATTAGACTCGTCTGTTTACAGACCCATTACTAAAGGTTCCATTGCTGTGACAAACATGCCCGATGATGTTGCGAAATTATCGGTTGATTGTAAGCAAGAATTAACTATTGATAGCAGAACAGTTGGTTTGAGTGGCGGTGATGAACTTGACATTCATTACATAGCTTCTAGGCCAGCATATCTAACACAATTTGTTTGGAGCCCTGTTCAAGCTGAAGAAAGTTTGTTGTGGAATTGTGTGGTGACACCCCTTATGCAGAGGGACAATTCCAACGGTAGCATATCTATGACACCTATGGCTTTTGCATCTTTGCCTTTTAAGAAGTGGAGAGGATCCATCAAGTTTCATTTTAAGATTTTAGCTTCTGCTTTTCATAGAGGTCGCGTTTGCGTTACCTATGATCCGGAAAGCACACGACCGTATGACACAACGTTGGGAGAGTATAATACTGCTCAATCCATTGTAGTGGACATGGCTGAAACCACGGAATTTGATTTCGTTGCAGGATGGGGTCAAGCTACTACATACAGGGACATTGGTGATCCTGGCAATTTGGAGGATGATTTGTTTTCGATCACACCACTGTTCTATAATTCGTCTATTGATGGATACGGTAACGGAACAGTCTCAGTCCGAGTAGCTACAAAATTGGTCACCCCAGACAGTACTATCGATAACAATGTCACTGTACTTTGTTGGGTTTCTGCAGGAGATGATTTTGAATTGGCAATGCCGAACGGTGAGAATGTCAATAGGTTGCGAGCATCGGATCCTACAAACCCTCTTAGAGCGTTTGATCTAGTGCCTCACTCTATTGAAGAGACGGCTGCTGCTACTACGAGTTTGGTTGATGCCACTAATCATGTGCATTTTGGTGAATGCATACGTAGTTTTAGGCAATTGTTAAAACGATATTCTCGTTCAGAGACTATCGAAATTCAAGTTGATGATCCTCCTGGATCAAATAAGCTGTTTCGTTTTCAACGATCAGCCATGCCATTGTTCCCTGGGTATTACACACCCAATTCATCAGATTTATTGGTGCCCGTTGCAGGGTCTACCAATGAATATGTATACGGTAATTTGACATTACTCCGTTATTTGGCATCTGCGTATGTAGGTTGGCGCGGTGCCACTCGAGTTGTGTTGGATGCTCATGGATTGGGATGTTGTAAATCGATGTCCTCTGGGTTTGTCACACGATATTCTAATTGTACTCCAACAAATGAGACAACAACTCCCAACAATCCCAGAGATTATGTGACATTTTATGATGATGGTACAGGCATGGAAGGTGCTGCAATCATGGATCCGACTGTTAATGGTGTATTTTCATTTGAGGTACCGTACTATTCGGAGTACCGTTTTACATTGGCACGCCAACCACCAGGATTGAACGCATCAGGTCCTTTCAATACACCTTGTTGGAAGTATTTGGTTGATGCAGATAGATCATCTCAACATCGGCAACGACGCATACCGATATTTTATGCAGCAGGAGAAGATTTTACTCTTTTCCACTACTTGGGG